GTCAGCGGCACGTGCTACGTCTCCTTCTTCACCCCGTCGGCACCCATGACGATCAGCCAGATCAGCTTCGCGGTCGGTGCAGCGAACAGTTCCGGGCTTACCGCAGCACGGTTCGGCCTGTACACGTTCGACGGCACAACAGCCACACTGGTGGCCCGAACCGCATCGGACACGACGATCTTCAACAGTGCGAACACTGTGAACACACGATCGTTCGCTACCGCCGGCGGCTACCCCGCCACCTATGACCTAGTGGCTGGACAGCGCTATGCGTGCGGACTCTGGATCACCGGCACGACACCGGGCAGCCCCACCAGCGTCAGCGCGATCTCAGCGATCTACGCGTTGACACCACGTGTCAACGGTGCGCTCGCAAATCAGACATCAGAGATGCCAACGTCGACCAGCAGCTTCGGGAACCCCACTGTCATCTACTGGTGTCGGGTGTCGTAACCCTCAACAACCGACCGCAGGAGGTCACCATGCACGACGAGGACACCGAAGCAATCGCCGCGCCCGAGTACGAGTCGTGTCTGCTCAATGCCTTCGCCCTCACCAACCAAGAGGCCGGCGATCGGGCAGCCGCGTATGGCCCGTTCTGGGAGGACTACCGCAGGGTGTCGGCGATCTTCAACGCCATGTTCCCAGCCACCGACCTCGACGACGGCCTCACCGCCGAGCACGCCATCTTGATGATGGTTTCGGTCAAGTTGGGACGCATCGCCCACGCCCTGCAGACCGGCGCCGCCTACGAGGACCCCAGCTGCGTCAAGGACTCCATCACTGATGCCTGCGGCTACCTCGACGGCCTCTGGGCCACGCTCAACAACCCCGAGCTCGAGCTCGAAGAAGAGACCGACAACGAGGAAGAGGACGAGGAATGAGCCGTGAACTCGCCATCTACTGCGGCTCCTGTGTCGCCGTGATCGCCATCGGCGGTGCCCTGCTGTCATGGAGGCCCCGACGATGAGCATCATCACCCTGCCGTCGCCCACCTGGACTCCCGACGAGGAGCTCGACGACGACGAGTACGAGTACGAAGACCCGCCGGCCGTGCCCACCACCCACCCCTACGAGGAGTAGTCATGTTTACCGCCACCTTCTGGAAGCTCGCCATCGAGCGGGCCGTCAAGACCGCCGCCCAGACCCTGATCCTGTCGGCCGGGGCCGGCGCAGGGTTCGACCTGTACAGCTTCGACCTCAAGGCCGCAGCCATCGCCACCCTCGGCGGGCTGCTGCTTTCGCTTCTCACCAGCATCGCCTCGGCACCGTTCGGCACCGCCGGCACGCCGTCGCTGGTCAGGATCCCCGACTCAACGACGACAGCTCCTGCGCTGTCGAATGGCAGCGAACAGCCCCCAGTGGTCTGACACCGCATCCCCACCAACCGAGTCGGTCGCCGGAGGCGCCCCTGCCACTAGGTGGGGGCGCCTCTGCGCGTTGAGGAATGTGCACAAAATGTGCACAAACACCCGAAACAGGCCAAGGGGCCCTTGAGAACTAGCAGTATCCTGCAAAGCCCTCCACGTGGGTTCGATTCCCACCGACGCCTCCACGAGCGCCACCAGCGAAAATGCTGGTGGCGCTTTGTTTTTCTGCTCTTTCTGCACCTGTACAGGTTCGGCCCCGTATGCTCGGCTTTGTTGTGGTTTGCGAAACTGATGTGCACAAGATGTGCACAAGGGCTCAGGGGAGGGCTTTTATGTCGGTCAAGAAACTCGCCGATGGCAAGTGGCAGGTCCGTTGGCGAGATCCCAATGGCAAGCAGCGAGCCCTGCGGTTCCGCACCAAGGGCGAAGCGACCGACCACGAAGCCGCCATGCGCCTCGCTGCCGACACCGGCGCTGCTCACCTCGGCGTGGCGCCAGCGGGCAGCCTGCGCGAACTCAGCGCCCAATGGTTGGACGCTGCCATCCACCTTGCGCCGGCCACGGTCGCCACCTACCGACGAGACCTCGACCGGTACATCCTGCCCACCTTCGGAGCCGTCGATCCGCAGCGCCTGAGTGCCCCGATGATCCAGTCATGGATCGCCACCGAGCTTAAGCGCCTCGCTCCCTCGAGCGTGCACCGCCACTACCGGACACTGCGCACGCTGCTCGCCTGGGCGATCCGCCAGGGGCAGCTGAGCGTGAACCCCTGCGATCGGGTCCAGCCTCCCCGAGTGCCGAACAAGCCGCCAGCGTTCCTGACCGGCCAACAGGTGGAGCTGCTTGCCGACGAGATGCCCGACCGGTACCGATCGCTGGTGCTGGTCGCAGCGTTCGGTGGGCTGCGCTGGGGTGAAGCTGTCGGGCTGCGCCGCTGCGATGTTGACGGTGCACGGCTCACCATCGCCGGGCAGTTGCACCTGGTCAATGGTCGCTGGGTGCGTGAGGAGCCCAAGACTGCAGCTGGTCGGCGGATGGTGGTGCTGCCGGAATCAGTGGGCGCCGAGCTCGCCGACCACATGGAGCGCTACACCGGCGCCGATCCCCTAGCCCTGGTCTTCACCAACCAGCACCTCAACCCGGTCGGCAAAAGCTTCCGGCACAACGTCTGGCTGCCGGCCTTGGCTCGAGCAGGGCTCGTCACCGTGACCCGTCGCAGCGGCCGTGTGCCGACCTACGGCAAGGGGCCGACCTTCCACGATCTGCGCCACACGGCAGTGGCGCTGGCGATCCAGGCCGGCGCTCATCCCAAGGCCATCCAGTCGCGCCTCGGTCATGCGTCGATCGGGGTCACGATGAACACCTACGGGCATCTGATCGACGACGGCTCCGAGCTCGCCGCTGATCTGGACAGGTTGCGTTCGGCGAAGAAATAAACGTCAAATCCCGACGCGTGCAGATCGAGTCGCGCTAAGAAACCTCCATGGCGGAGATAAGTGCAGGCACGATGACCCCCCCCCCCCCCCGTTCTGAACACGTGTTCGACGGGGACTGTCACAGCGACTACCTAATGTCCGAACGCATGGCGGGCGATGCGAACGATGAACTGGTGTGGACGATCTTCAGCACGCTGGCTGACTCGGGTCTAGCCGCTAACGGCGACCCAGCCACCTGCACTGCCATCGTCGGGGCGCTAATCCACGCCCGAGAATCACTTTGGTTTGCGAAGGCCGCGAACCAGATCGAGCACGACCCGACGTTCACGCGCCCCGAGGCTCTTATCAGCCGCGATCGCTTCCTCGATCGAGGAAACCTTGCCGACGTTGAGGGGCAGCCATCCGAGGTGGCGTGACAGCGTACCTGGGTTCAGATCGCACAACTGCTCAAGCGCAGTGACCAGTGGTCGCTGAGGCTCGGATGCACCATCGATCCACCGCTTGACCTGCGTGTCGGTGATCTCAAAGCCCGCCTCGCGCAGCGCTGCGCCGAGTTGGGAAACCTTGGCGAAGCCCGCACCGGACGACGCCGAGTACAGCGCAGCGCCGAATGCTGACCTCTCGGCGTCGCTGCTGTTGACCTCCCTGCCCATGACGGCGACCCTACTTGAATGTGCGTCAAAAACCAATCGGGCAAAGGCTAAGAACACTGCAACAATAAGGAAACTCAACTGCAACCACCGGCGTACGTGACAGCGCGTAGACCCACATACACATCGGAATACTTGATTCCACATTGGATGTGTGTCTACGATTCGCCGCCATGGACAACGCAACCTCACCGCAACCAACAGGTGCACGCATGCGAGACCTCAAGGGGATCGCTGAGTACACAGGATTCCCCGAGAGCTACCTGCGCCACCTCGTGAGGAACAAGGGCATCCCCGTCACGAAGTTCGGCGGGCGGCTCTGGTTCGACACGATCGAGATCGACAGGTGGATCCGCCGCAACACCACGCTGCCGGAGCGTGCAGCATGAGCGCCGCGATCCGCTGCCTCATCTGCCACTGGCAGTCACGCAACATTGACGCCGTCGAGGAGTACCAGGCGCACTGGTGCGTGAATGCCGACGACCTCGAGGTCACCGACCAGGAGTGGACCGACTTCCTCGGACGCATCTCTCACCCAGCTTCGGGTGGTGATGTCGCATGAAGGTCTACGCCGCCATCATCTCGGCAGTCCTGGTGCTGATGCTCGTCAGCGCCGGCGTCGAGCTCGTCGCCCGAGCCACATGGACCGGACCGCTACTCGCCTTCGGAGTGATCCTCGGCGTCAGCACCGTCATCGTCCTGCTCACTATCGATCTCATGCGAGACCCCCGATGAATCGCAACGACTTCGGCGACTACCTGGTGCTGGCCGCCGTCGTGGCGATCGTGGCCACCGCAGCGTTCTACGGGTTCTGCATTGCGAGCGGATCGCTGTGACCAACCCGGCGAAGAACAAGGGCAGCGCCTATGAGCGCCTCATCGCCGACTACCTGATCGGCCGCAACGTCCCCTGCGAACGCATCCCCGCCGGGGCCACCGCAGATCGCGGCGACCTGTGGATCCCGATCATCGAGTTCCCCACCATCGACTGCAAGAACCACAAGACCGCCGGCCTCGGCCCATGGGTCGACCGGGCAGCCGAACAAGCACATAACGCAGGACGCAACGCCGGAGTCGTGGTCCACAAGCGCCACGGCGTCATCGACCCATCACGCCAGTTCGTCACCACCTCGCTCGAGATGTTCTTGGCACTGATGGGAGTCGGCAGATGAGGTTCCGCCGGGCACTTGACCAGCAGGTCATCGACCAGCTGCAAGCCACCGTCGCCACGCAACAGGAACAGATCGACCAGCTGACCCGCACCGTCGCCGCATGGCGCCTGATTGCCAAGGCCCTGCTGATCCGATCAACCACCAAGCCCAAGTGAACACCGACACGGGCACATGGGGCGACGACGCCGCCTGCAAGGGCCACCTCAACCTGTTCTACCCCACCAACTACCGCCACCACAGCGAACGCGCCAAGACCGCCAGAGCGCTCGCCATCTGCAACCGCTGCACCGTCATTGAGCAGTGCCGCACCTACGGGATCCACTCCTTCGAGCGCTACGGGATCTGGGGCGGACTCACCCCTGACGAACTGCGCACCGAACGCGACCGACTCGGCATCACCCCGACGAACAACACGACGACACACGAACGGAGCACAACCCCATGACCCTCACCCCGCCAACCACGCCGACCCGCCGAGATCGCTACGGCCGCTACCTGGTGCTGCCTGCGACCGGCGGCAAGCTCACCGGCTACACACGCGCCACCACCGTCGCCAAGGCCCTTGACGACGGCTCCGGGCTCATCGGCTGGTCCAAGCGCATGGTGGCCCTCGGTCTCGCGCAGCGCGCCGATCTGCTCGCACTGGTCTCCACCTCCAACGGCGACAAGCGCACCCTCGACGATGTCTGCGAGCGCGCCGCCGAGGCCGGCGGCTCCACCATCCGCCGCGACCTCGGCACC